CAATGTGTTTCGGGCAGTTGTGTGGCGTGACCATCAAACCAATCACGACTTTTGTTTTACTTTGCCACGTGATGGTGACGTCTTGATCGCTCGGTGGCATGATTTCACCAGGGAACGGAATGCCGCCAATCTCCGTGGTCTTCGACATATCGCGCATGTCTTTGCTGAAGTAAGTGCGGTTAAGTTCGATACTCGGTGGCGTTGAGTTAAGGATTCGGTCAGCAATACGACGAATGGCCTTGATACGAACGCGGCGATTTAGCTTGTGTACTGGGCGAACGTACTCAAGGAATTGGTAATCACCGCCTTTGGCTTCCAGTGTCGTGGCATCTGTCCAATACACACCTTCCATGTCGGCATACCATTGCGGCAACGAATAACGCGCCTCGGCCAACACGCTAATCGTGCTCATTTCCAGCGCTTTGCCGTCTTTATCCACTGGCATTTCGCCAAGGCCAAGTAAACTGCCTGTTGATACACGCATCGGGCTATCGGCCACAGTGACAGCGCGATCACATAATCGCCCTGCAAGCACACCCACATTATTGCCATTAAGCTGCGGAACAGGTGTCACCATGTTGGCAGACACATCTTTCACAAGCTCAAGCAATCCGGTTTCGTAATCGGCCCACGTTTGGCCAGTTTCTTCAGTAGCATCAATGCCAGAACATGCAGCAAGGAAAAACACCCAACGGCCAAGTTTGCTTGTCAGCTCGGTGGCTTTGTCTTGCATGGCTGTGAATTCAGCTTTGTCTTTCACAACATCAACAATCCCAACCCCTTCGAACGAATCGGTTTTGTTCGCTAAATCAACCGCAGCCGCCCAAGTATCATCAGCACCCAAACCAAAGATGGCACCTGTCCAGTTCTGTTTGCCGTTAAGCTGCGCCGCTTTCACGTTCGCGCCTAGTGCATCATCAGCCACCACTTCATCAAGGTTGGTCATGTTATTAACACGAGTCACTTTGCCTTGTAGTTCTGCCTTATCGGTCTTGCCGATAAAAAGCAGATGGCGTTCAATTTCTGGGATCCCGCCTTGCCCTAAATTGAGGTTGTTTACCTCTACCTTTCCGGTTGCCATTGGTTATTTCCTCGCTTATTTTCGCGTCTTGGCCTGCTCAAAAATTTTTATGAGTTGGCGGGTTACTTCACGTTCTTTGCTGCCTAAAATCTGGCGTTCTGCTAAGGGGATATCCCAAGCCGACATACTCGGTTGATTGCTCAACTCACGAATGATGAGCCCGGCTTGGCCATGGGTAACGGTTGCCATTAACAGCTTGAGTGTGGGCTTCTTTCTTCCCTTGCCACTCTTGCGCGGTACCATGTACCCAAATTCCCTTAGCTTTCGCGCCTGCCCTTTAGAACAAGGCGCGGAATAATCTGGCGTACCCCACCGTTTTTGCATTTGGCGTTTGGTCATTTTTTGCTTTTGACCAAGGTGATGCCTTGCTGCAATTCTTGCGGTGAGTTTATTGCTCCAAGTAAGGTCTAGCGTGTTGGCGTTTCTCACATAGGGCGTTAACCCCTTTGCCATTCGGCGCATTACCTTGCCGCGCTTGTTCCCTTTCTTGGGTGTTAATGTTTGGCCGCGAATGTCTTTTTGTTGCTGAATACGTTTGCGTGTATTGGCTTTTTCCCAACGGCCTAGGGTTTTCAATATCCAAATACGCTTTCTTGGTGGAAGGGCTAACATGGCAAGCTTTTCTTGCATGTTGAGCACATCCCTTTGATTCACATTAACTGTCGGTTTCATTCACCAACTCCGCTTCTTCTGCGGTGTAAATCTCAACGGCTTGAACTCGGTATTTCTTCCCGCGCCAAGTGATCATTCCTGCTTCATCGGGAACCAGCTCAATCGGCTCCATCAACTCAAGCTCAATACTCACATCAGCCGCTTCACCGCTGATCACATCAACCGATAAAGTCGGGTCTTCAAGCTCTTGTTCGTTGCGGTCTTCTTCATGGTCGCTTAACCAACAAGCAATCAAAGCCAACAAGCAACGTGGGTCTAACAACTGGTGAGGAAATTCCTCAACCGAGATCACCGCGTTGTACTTCCAGAAACAAGCGATATACCCACCGTTCCCACGGTCTTCACCACTTGGCACAATCGAACCGTTTTCTTGCCAAGCATCAATCTTGTTATCCAAAACGCTGCTATTTAAGTGACTAACGATGTAATCCGTTAAATGCTCAAGCTTGGTTTTGTTGTAAACCGTGTCGCTCATATCGCTTCAATTCCGTTGGCACTGCGGCCAAGTAACAAACGAACATCTTGGTTACTCTGAGTAACAAAACGTGCCGCCTGTTCTGGTTCATCCGTTGCCACGCTTTCCCCTTCCTTACGGCGGTCTTGCGTGGCGAACTCAGGTAATAGATCAGCATGGGCCAAACCATACACCGCACGTTTGTACACCATGGCTTTAACAACGTTCAGTTCTGGCGGTGTGCCATCAACCAACAAGCTTTCTAATCGCTCTTGAATCGCCGTTGCTGCAATTGCCACGGCCATCGCTAAAGAGTCGTTATCAAACGTATGGGGAATACGGCGCAACTGGCGAAATTCATCGGTTGATAAATCCGGCCAACCTTCACCCGTTAAGGCGGTATTTTCTGCGCGGTTAACTTTCCCACCAAAGCTCATTTCGATTCCTTGCTTTTCAATTACGGAATAGGTGCGCCTCTAGCCACTGGGTCAACGAGTCACAATGAGCGTTTGCTATTGCACTCTTGCCAGTCGAGGCGCGGTGGCGTAGGAGTCTTTGTTTTAGTCGTTACTGACTAAAGATTCTTACCTTCTTTAATGGCACGAATGCGTTGTTCTATTTTCTTCATTTGGGTACCCACACCCACTTTCGGGTGCTTACTGTGAGCGTGTTGAAGCAGAGCCAAAGCCTTTTCCAACGTTTCCATATTGCCAATGGCCGTCGCTTGCGGTTGACCTTTTTCATTTCGAATCAGGTATAAACCTGCGAACTTGTACCACTTGGCGTGAACCTTCTCGTGTAAGCGCCAGTCTTTCTCGACTTTTTCAAACACTTTGGTGAAGTAAGGTTCAATTGAGTTGCCACGTTCCGATTCGCTTTCAGCCCAGGCCAATACTTCATCGGCACAGAATGTCGGCCAATCACGGCGGAAATTCTCTGGTGTTGGCAAGTCGCGTTCGATTGCCTTTAAGCACCACTCAATTGCGGTATCGAGTTCTTTAATATCGAAAAGCCAGATCACCAAGTTGGTGAAAATTGGGTTCTCGAACTGCTCACCACTTTCTAAGTAGTTCTGAACATACGGTTTGTATTTCGGAACTAAGACGTTGCGCTTATGCTCGACACGATCAGCAATCGCATTGAAAGAGCGCAAATGCTTGCGGTCTTCTTCGAAGTCAATCAGCTTGATGTGCAAGCTATTGGTGTCCACACCAGAAGTAACTTCTGGCGCAGACTGGTTAGCTTGCATTTCAAGTAATTGCTTCCGCTGTTTTGCTAATGGGCTAACCATTATTCACTCCATTAATCTACTGGCGCAGGATCAAACAACAGTGACAGATTCGATAGCCGCAAACTTTTTAAGGTTGCCCACTGCGTAACCTTCCATACGAATATGGTTAGATTCGAATCGTAGTTCGTCATCGTTGTTTTTCTGGCGGCGTTGCTGGGTATTGGCTTGCGTTAGAACTTGAAGGTTCTTAGTGTTCGTAATCCAAATCTGATCAGCAGGGAAGAACGGCGGTGTATAGGCCTTTTTACCTGCGATGGTTTTCGCTAGTGCTTGGGCAGCTTTGTGTTCTGTTGGCGAATTAGCCGCATCAAGCAAGCGGTGTTGCTCTGCTGCCACCAAATCCGAACCAACCAACACAACAAGATCAGGGTCTTGGCGGTGCTCTGGCGCAATAGTTGTATTGATGAGGTCTTGCGCCAACGAATCTAAGTTCTTATATGAATCAGCCGTAGCGCCTGTTGAGTCAAGCTTCGCAGATGCCAATACCTGGCTTGCTTTCTTCTCTTTAACAATGGTCAACCAACCTTTGTTAACGTCTTGACCTAGTGGATTTGCATCTGGGTCGGTTGGTGTAGCGATTGAAGTACCGTTAAAACCAACACGTAAAATATCTAAAGCAAAGATGCGAGAAATCGCATTAAGCATTAGTTTGAGCCACTCGCCTTTTTTGCCTGAGTTAGCCCATTGCGTCATGGTTTCCCACAAAAGGTGTGCACCAGAATCGGTTTTCGTCAGTTCGTACGTGTTACCACTTTGTCCCATTTCACGGCTAAAGCGACCTGATGACGTACGACCAGTGGAAAGACCATCATTACCAACATCAACTACTTGGCCTTTAATTTGCTGTACAGGCAACAATGAGATCATGCCAAGGAATTCATGCGATTCTAGAATCGCTTGGCGCAGTGCCGTTTCCATTGGAGGTGTAATATTGAAAGTACCGTAAGGAACTTCTAGCCCTGCAGCTTGTGCTACTGAAAGGCTAAATTCAGCCAGATACTTAGTTGAAACAGCATTTAGCATTAAAATACCCCTTCCATTTTGTCACTTGCACCCGCGGCACCTGGCTCTTGGCCTGGTACTTCTTGCGAAAGCTCGTTGAATTTTTGTTCTAAGCCAGTTACTTGTTCAACAAGTGGTTGAAGCTTTTCTTCCAGCGTTGCAGAGAACTGCTCTACTATTGCGCCTTCTGGTTTAACTTCCGGTACTGGCTTGGGTTTTGGTTTTTGCAGGCCAAACTCTTCTACGAGTTCGCCTTTAAGTGCGCCAAATTTTTTATCAAATAGCGCTTCTAGTTGCTCTGGAGTCACATCAATGTCCTCTGGTTC